CCGGATGCCTACTATTTATGTCTGCTACGATTTGCATATGTGGTTGTTCTGTCGCTTTAACTGGCTCCCAACCTTCTCTTAGTTTCATAGAAACATTTCGAGGGTCGGCTTCGTTTAAAGTAGACGTACGAATCCACCTATACTCGTAACCAGGCAACCTATTAGGTTCTGGTAACGTAGAAGGAGGCGCCCAATTTTTTGGACGTTCTTTTGCAGTTCTGTTTTCTAACTCACGAGCTAATCTGTTTTCAGCCATTTTGATTCTCCAATCTAATTAATTCTTTGGCGTATTGTTCCGGGGTCAAACCTAATTTCTTTGCTAAATTAATTTGAGACGTACTCAATCGTACTTTCTTAGAAGACGTGGTTCTCGTTACCGGAGCTACAACTGCCGAAGGTTTTGTTTTTACAGTTTCTTTCGTAGATTCTGTATTGTCATCGAGTTCAAAATTTTCTGGAAACCGTTTTCTCATGGTTTCGTCTATTCGTGTGTAATACTCATTCGTAGTGGCGTATCCTACGCCATTTTGCTTTACCAATTTCTCATGCAAACCTAATGCAAGGCTAGTCATTTCTTCGTCTTGACCGAACCAATCATTTTTATTCTGCCAATCCATGGCCTTTGCGTCAGGCGGTAAAGCAGCAGGTTTACTATTACTTTCTTGTTTTACAGTATTTTCTTCAGTTTGTAAAGGGGTTTTATATTTTTTTACATTCTGTTTTCTATAAGTAGCTTCACTAAGTTTTTGTTGAGCTTCTACTGCTTTTTCACTATCCCCATCATCAAAAGCCTCTTTATACGCTTTTTTAGCCGCAGATATTTCAAGATCAGCCGCATTGCCTGCGGTGTTTAAAAATTGTTCTTTAAGTTTGTTATTTTCTCGAAGTAACTTTTTAGCAGCTTGAACAGCTTCTTGATTTTCACGTTGAAAACGCTCTTTCTCACGTCTTTCATCATGCCAAACTTTTTTAAGTTGGTATATTTTATCTTTTACTTTAGCGTCATACTCATCAAGTTCTTCTGAATCTAACTTATTAACTAACTCTTTCGGTAGATTTTTTCTGTTTTTATCTTCTTCAGGGGTATCATCTGCTATTTCTATTTCAACATCAGATACTTCATCTTTTACTTCTTCTTTATTTAATGTTTTTTGTTCTTCAGCCATTTTACTCTCCTATGCTCGTGAAATTCCTCGTGGGTCTTCTACAACCGCTTCTACACTATCATCATTTATAAGACGAAATTCTTTACCATGTATTTTTAATCTAGTGCCTGAATTGGGTCTAGCTAATATAAAATCTCCCTCTTTACACCAAGCTCCGCTAGGAAACCTAGTTTTGTCTGTGTAGCAATCAGGGCCAAGTTTTAAAACAAAAAACACAGTGCTTAAAACTTCTTCAAAATGTTTTGTTGTATCAGCTTTAATTAAACCACTTTCATACTTATCTTCTATATTAGGTACCGTACATAAAATGTGGTACCCAGAAGGTGATGGTAATTGTGTAGCTTTATCAGTATTTGGTTTTTCCAAATCAGGGAATAACTCTAATTGTTCAGTGGGCATATTAGTCGTCATTATCGTAGTCTTCCTCCGTAGTTCGTCTAAGGTCTTCAACGTGTGCCTTTGCAGCATTTAGACCTTTTATCACACCGCAAAGTTTTTGATACTCGTCATAAGTTTTAGCAGACCCATTAGCTATGGCTTCACTAACACTCTCTATCTCTTCATCTATTTTTTCAAACAACACTTTAAAAACAGTCGTCATTCTTTAGGCTCCTGTGTTGGTGGTGTTGGAAGTGTTTGTTCCTGTGGAGAAGTTGGTTCTTCAGGTTGACTCATAGCACTTTGTAATAAAGTTTGTACAATAGCGTCATCTGATTTATTCTCCGCCTTTTGTTCCTCTACTAATGCTTTTATAGCTTCAGAAGACTCTTTTTGTTCTAACTTTGCGTCATCTGTAATTGCTTTAGTTAAAGTGTTCATTTGAGCCTGTCGTTCTTGCGAAGCAATTCTTTCTTGCTCTACTGCAATCTGTGCTTGTTTAAGTGCCACATCAGACTGATCTTTCTGTGCTTTTCGTTGAGCATCTTGTGCCTTGATCTGTAACTCTTGTTGTTGCATTTGAATAATTGGATCTTGCGCTTTTTGTTGCGCTTTTTGCTGTGCCTGTTGCGCCATATTGTTTTGTGACAATTGAGTAGAAGCCTGTGCTATTAAACGAGAAACTTCTAGTTCCATATCTTCCGGTAACTCTGAATCTGGTTTTGGAAGTGGAGCGCCAACTCTCTTTTCTATATCTAGTCTGTACTTAAACCCTAAATGTTCGGCCACATGCGCCTGTAAAGCTGTTGCTATGAGTGTAGCTTTTGGATTCTGAGCAAGGAGTTGTCCTACAATTGGGTCATTTAAAAAATTCATGTGCGCTAATATATGTGCGTCATGATCCTGATACATAAATGCTTTCATAGGTTTTACTTTTAAAGCGTCCATATTTTCTGTCAAAGGGTCTTTTGGTTTTGCATCTTCTTCAAGAGGAACAAGTTTAGCTGCATCTTTTATACCCAACACATCTAACATCTGCCTATGAAGCTGTGGCATGTTATATATTTGTGGTGCGCCTTGAGCCATTTGCATAACCGCTTGATACTGTACAACCTTTTGCGCCATAGTAGAAGCGTTAGGATCAGATATAGGTAAAACCTCAACTAGATCATAATCAGATTGCTTTATTTTAGGAGTGCCACTTTCCGGTTTGTAACTATATTCATCAGGAGTGTAGTCTCTAATAATATTTTTTAATAACTTAAACTCTTGACGCATAGAGTAATGCACTCTAGCTTGCACAGCAGACATAACTTTTAAAGATCTTTCTAATATAGCTAAAGTTGTACCTACTGGACTTTGCGCTGACATGTCAGATATTTTTAAATCTGCTGCACTTGCAAATCTTCTACCCTCGTCAACTATAGTACCCAATAATGTGTATAAGACTTGACTAGGCTCTTTGTATGGCAACGTCATTATATTATCTTTTATACTTCCACTTGCTACATCTACATCTCTAAACTCAGCAGGACTTATTGGTGTATCATCACCTTTTACTCTAAGTCCTTTGGTTTTAAACCCACCGGGGAGATTAGATAGGGTTCCTGCGTCCACAAGTTGTCTTATAAGAGACGTACCAGATTTAGCAAATGCGCCTACCAAATGAATTAAACCAAAACAATAAAATCCAAATCCCGGTACATAACCGTAGTGTACAAAATGATTACGTTTTTTCTTTAGGTCATCATCAGGTTGGTAGTTTCTTCTTATCGAAAGAATTTCGCCCGTAGCTTTTTCAATAGTAACCACATATGGCAAAGCAATTCCTGTCTCTTCTTCATCCTTGTCCTTATCTTCATATCCGGGTAAGTCTAAATCAACGTGCATCTCTAATATTTTGTACCTGTCATCATATGATGCAGAGAACCCCATTTTTTCAGCTATTTTCTTTTCTACATCATCTAACTCATCACTAGGTTCTCCTAGCTCTACATCTCTGTAAAACTCAGATACTTGTAGTTTCTTTAATTCATTAGGTGTCTTACGCATAACATGTGTTACACGCTCAGATGTTTCTAAATCTGACGCACCATACGGTACAACTATATCTTCGGCAGGTATAAATACAGATACTTGTCTTTCAAGGCTGGGATCGTAATAAACTTTTTTAAACGCATTACCCGATAAACCAAGGCCCCATAACATTCTTTCGTGTTCTGGACGATACTCAACCATCTTCTCAGTTAGTTGATAGTTCATATCTGCTTTTACACGAGAGGCTGCTTCTTTTTTCTCTCTACTGCTTTCACCTATAATCTGAGTTTTTACTGGCCCTTGTGCAGGAAAAGTCTCCATAATTGTTTCAGATTGAAACTTAACAAGTGCTTCAGTAAGTAGTGGATGATGTACACCACAAGCCCCAGGCCACGGCTCTGTTCTTTCGTCTAATTTTAAACCTAGAAGATCTAGTCCATCTACATAAGTCTGCATCCAATCTTTGCGACTAGATATGTCAGACTCAAAGTCACCTAATAAATCTTCAGATAAAGAATTTAGATCGCCCTCCTCCATATCTTCAGCAAGATTAGCGTCAAAGTTTTCATCCGTTTCTTTACCCGGCTCTATCTCTATTTCCAAACCACCCATTTCTATAGAAACTTTTTCAGGATCTTCTATTTCTATCTCTATGCTAGGCTCCATATCTTCTTGGCCTACCATCTGTGCTAATCCTTTTGGTGCGGGAATTAACCCTTTATCTATCCCATTAACTGCCATGATTTATCCTTTGTATTTAATAGTAAGGCTCTCTTCGCATCTTTCGAGGCATATATTCATCGTCTTCATCAAGAAGAGTCCTAATAAATCCGCCTTTCCTAAACCTCATTAACGCTAAAGACGTTGAGTCTACATAATCATCATGTTCCCCAGCAGGAAAACTTGCTACTTCATCAACAACTTCTTCTGCCCAATTAGTATTTGGTATCCATACCCTGCCTGAAGCAAACATATCTGACACCGCATTTAGTCTTGATATTTTATCGTTACCTTTACTAGGAGTAAACTCTTGAACTGGAACCCCCATTGCCCTCATCTCGTATATTAACGGAGCGCCAGATGCTTTTTTCTCTATAATTATAGAATCAGGCTCCCAATCATCGTATTCCTCTAATGCTACCTTTTTTAACTCAGGAAACTCCATTCTTTTACGAAAAGCGTTTAATAATATTATATTAGCTTGTTTTAACCCTGTGTCATCTTCTTGATAAAACACTCCCCATGTTGTACATGCCGAATAATCCGCACGTTGAGTCTTTTCAAACGCTGTATCCCATGACTGTAGTATAAAATCACAAGAAGGTGGATCTTCTTTCTCCCAAATCTGCCACCATTCACGTTTTACTATAGCTGAATTTTCTGAAGTTGGGTTTTGTTGATACTGAGCCATCCATTTAGAGTTAGGTAGCTCTTCTTTTAACGCATCTAGCTCAATTAAAGGCCAAAACTGAGGCCAAAGAGGCTTACCACTAGGTAAAATAGCCGGAAATTCTATTAATTCCCACTCTTCTCCCCCTCTTTGTACTGAAGCTCGCATTACTTGACCCGTTAAATCACGTTTTGACCACCTTGTCATCACAATTATAATCGCACCGCCCGGTTGCAAACGCTGTCTTGGCCCAGATGTGTACCATTCATACGTTTTATCGTATATTTCAGGGTTTACTTCTGCTTGGGCGGCTTCTTGCTCTGAGTGAGGGTCATCAATAATGAGGATATCCGCACCTTTACCCGTAACAGCACCTCCAACACCGATAGCAAAGTAGTCTCCGCCTTGGTTAGTGGCCCAACGCCCAGCTGCTTTTGAGTCAGCCTGGAGTCCAACTCCTGAAAATATGTTTTTATACGTTTCGGAATCAACAAGATTTCTTACCTTTCTACCAAACCCCACCGCAAGCTCTGCTGTGTGGGATGTTTGAATTACTTTCTTATTAGGGTACTTACCCAAAAACCACGCTGGTAACAAATAAGAAGCAAACTCACTCTTAGTGTGTCGTGGTGGCATATTAACAATTAATCTTTTACACTGTCCATGTGCAACCCTTTCAAAAGCCTTTGCCATTTTTTGATGATGCGCTCCATTTATAAACGAAGGCCATACTTGACTAACAAAAGCCATAAAAGATAATTGCGCTTTTTGAGAGTGTTCTCTCTCAGCTAGTTCTTCTAAACTATCGGCAATCTCCGCTTTTACTTCTGGCGGTAGACTACTAAGCAGGTGTGGATATTTCTTTATCAGATCCAGAGGTGTCGGCTGCATCGCTTTGTTCTTCTAGTTCACTTTGCTCTTCTAACTCACTTTGTTCTTCTAGTTCACTATATTCTTCTAGTTCACTATATTCTTCTAACTCTTTATCTAAGTCAATTTCCAAAGGACTTATCGGTTCTCCATCTCTAACCTCAACAGTCTCTACATCTCCTATATATTTACCTAGTATTGTATTAAGCCTATCTTCAATCTCTTCGGTTGGTTTCTGACGTATTGTTATATCATACTGCTCTGAGAATAAATTTACACCTCTACGCTTTCCTAAAAGTTCTAGCGCTTTTAGTCTTTTACCTGCATCTTCGTTTTCTGTTTCTTCTAAAAGTCTGTTGGTCACAAAGTTAGCCAAACGATTATTTGCATTTAAAAACTCATGGTCATACTGATTTAACAACGCCTCTAACTTTAACACCACTGCAGGAGGAGTCTTTGCAATTGCAATGGGTTTTTCCTTCGCAAATAATTCGTGTGCTTGAACCGATGTCTTTTCATCCATATCAGGTACTTTAGCACCGGAGTCTATTAACTTTTTTACAGTGTTAAAAGCAGTCTTTGCTCTTTCTCTAAACTCTTTAACTTCTTCGGGGGTTACATTGAACGGGAGAGGTATGCCTACTTCTGGCGTTATTGTTAATGGCATGAGAGGAAACGGGACTCCTTTTTTCGTTAGGGGGGCATCTCAGCCTTTGAACCTACCATGAGGCTTATATAAAGTCAATAGGGGGGTGGGGGTAGAGTGTTTTCAAAAATTTAAAATCCAATGAGCAAAACACACAGTACATACATAC